CAATTGTAAAACGGTTTGGAAAAGCCACGGTTGCCCCCCACACTCGCATGTGGGAACCCGCTTTGCTCCACTCTGTGGAGGGGTGTCAGAGTCTTTAACCCAGACCTGGGGAATCACATCCACCTCCCGGTGGATGATCGGAAAATGTGTGGTGGTTAAGCACACGAACCTGTATTTTTATCTATACCTGATTGAGGTCCCACCGGACGTACTGACGGAACGGAGGCTTCTGGCCTCAGGGTTTGCTATGCCGGCGTATGGCAACACCGACACCTCCACCCTGACTCTACACAGGAGTTTTGTGCGCCGCCTATACCAATAGTACGATGGATTTTCCCCGTGGGGACCGGGAACAACCCCGGAATTTCAACAAAGAATAAACGAACGTGAATGTCTACAACAAATCAAACAACATAGAAATCAAATGCAAGAGACGCGGCGATATCCGTAGTGAAGGCCAAAGCGAAGCTGGCTGAGGCACCAGCATATTGACCGACAAACGGTGTGTTGCCCCACGCTAGATAACGTCCGGCGCCATCGCCGACGGCCCAACGACCGTTGCCCACAGACGTAAAGTGCACTGGATGCCAAGAGCCACTGTCCCAGCTGGGCTGCGACCTCGAGAGGTCTAGCCAACCGTTACCGTTTGAAGTCTCAGCATACATGGATGCGCCATTCCCCTGAGACGGGGAATTGAGCACCCAAGCAGAGCCAGTGCGATACGTATACCTGTTGAGCAACTCATGGTACAACGAGTAGTAGTACCCATCACCACCAAGACTTGTGTACACACGATACGTCCCCGAGCTCGGCCCCACATACACAGGTGCAGGTGGGTCCGGTTCGGTGGTCGGTGCAGTCTCGGTTGGTGTGTCGTCAGGCACCGTCTCCACAACCTCGACAACCGTTTCATCCTCGACCTCCTCGTCGTCACGCTTCCCGCCCACGGTGTGACCGAGCCACGGGTCTACAGTAGCTATCTCCCCAGGGAACTTGGTAGGACCAGCCTGCACGTTGCCCTCGATAGCGGGCGTGCGGGCGGTGTACAATGACCAACGAACCTGGTTGTACGCCAAGATGCCAGAATTAAGCACGAAGTCGAGCTTGAACCAGTTCTTCTTCGGATTCTTGGCAGGGAGATATCCCGTTATCTTCGAATGCTTCCACTCTGAACCGTCAAGGGTGACGATATGGCTCGAGCGGTACACAGGG